GTCGAACACCGCAGGCTCCGCGCCGGTCCTGACGCCCACGTTCGCCAGCGGTACCGCTTCGCAGCTGAGCGACACCACCCGGGACTACATGGTCTATCTCAACGTGACCACCTCGGGCACCGCGACGAGCGTCACGATCGGGCCCACCTCGGCGGGCAGCACGGTGAGCATCGTGGCCAGCGCCTCGGTGACGGCGGGCCAGGTCATCGTCTTCCGGCTGCCTGCTGGCTGGTACGTCAAGTGGACCGGCACGACGACCGTGCTCGCACAGGCCGCGATCGGCTGCTGAGGCGCGGGAGGGCGTATGGCGCGCTGGGTGTGCCGGAGGTGCGGGTGCCTGTACACCCCCGGTGCTCCCTGCTGCCCTGACTGCCGGGCTACGGCGCACGACGAGGAAGGGGCCGCGGCGGCGGCCGGACAGGAGGACGAGGTGGGCAAGATCGACCGGTTCAGCGTGGCGACCGTCGCCGGCGTCACCACCGGGCATGCCTCAGCGATCCTGCCGGACGGCGCAGTGCCGCCCGTCCTTCCCCCGGCCGGGGTGAACCCAGCGGCGGAGGAGCCTCCTGCCACGGTGACCGTGGCCGAGCAGAAGGCCGCCGGGGTCCCGCCGGAGGAGACGGTCACCGTCGCCGAGCAGAAGGCGGGCGCTGAGCCGCCAGTGCCGCCCAGGCCTGCCGCGAAGCCCGCCAGCCCCGTGCCGCCCGCCAGGTCCGCCCCGCCGAAGAGGGCCGGGTAATGGGCAGCCCCCTGCCCGCGACGGGTGCCTACTACGGCCTGGCCGGGATCTTCGCCGACCAGAACATGGAGTTTGACTGGTGGCGCGATGAGGTCGCGGCCAACGGCGGGCTGGCCTGCCCGATCGACGGCGAGCCGCTGACCACGGGGCCGTCAACGGACGCCGGGGCTTCGGTGATCAAGTTCTGCAAGTTCTGCGGATGGCGGGCACCAAGGGACGTCATCGTGCCGCGGCACGGAACGAAGATGGGCCGGACGGGATGAGCACGGCCACCGACGACTTCGAGGTCATCGCGGCCGAGCTCGCGAGCACTGGGCAGCTGCCGCAGCCGGGCACCTGGCGCAGTGCCCTGTACCGCGACGACGCCCCCGGGGCGGAACTGGACGGCCAGCCGTGGGCCCGCTCGTGGCCGCGTTTCATGCGGGCGATCACCGACCCGATGGACGCCGAGCCGCGCCGGCTCATCGCCGCGGTGATGACGCGGCCGAAGAACGCGACCTTCACGGAACGCATTCCGTCTGAGGGCGGGTTCTTGGTGCCCGAATTTCTCCGCAGCCAGGTGATGGAGTACATGACTGCGGCGGTCATGCGCCCGCGGGCGATGGTGCTGCCGATGGGCAGCCTGCGGCTTGCGGTGCCGAACCTGGACAACCCGACGCAGGCTGACGGCGCTCAGGCTCTGGGCGGCCTGAAATTTTCCTTCGTTGAGGAGGGCGTGTCCATCCCGGCGACGGTGCCCACGTTCGGCCGGACGGTGCTCGAGGCGAACAAGCTGGCCGGACTGCTGCAGAACACGCCGAACGAGCTGGTTGAGGACGCGGCGGGCCCGCTTGGCGACTTCCTGGCCCGCGTGGTCCCGGAAGGGCTCGCCTGGTACGAGGACGACCTGTTTATCGGCAACGGGACCGGTCTTGGCCAGCCGCAGAGCCTGATAGACGCCCCGTGCGCCGTGACGGTCACCCGCAACACCTCCGATGCCGTCCTGCTCCCGGACATCGTCGCGATGTTCAAGGCGCTGCATCCTGCGGCGAAGCAGGCCGGCCTCACGGCCGGGGTCACGGGCGTCGCGTGGCTGCTGTCGGCCGAAGTCCTGGACCAGCTCCTCGAGCTCTACCTGTACCCGGCGGCGCCGACAGACCCGGCGCCCGGGACCGGCGCGGTCGCTACCTTGTCGGACTGGTTCCAGGCCGGAGACGGCGACAAGGTCGGCCCGAGCCTGCTCGGCCTGCCCGCGCTGATCACCGACCACCAGCCAGCAATCGGCAGCACGGGCGACGCCATGCTCGCGGACCTCCGCCAGTACCTCATTGGCGACCGGCTCACCATGACCATCGAGAAGTCGGCAAAGGGTCCCGGGTTCGGCTCGGACACCTCCGATTTCCGCATCCGGAGCCGGGTCGACGGGCGCTACTGGATTCAGTCGTCCACGACCACCGAGGCGGGGCAGGTTGTGAGCCCCGTCGTGGTCCTCGGCGCCTACGAGGCGTGACCCATGTCCACGAAGGCTAAGTCGGCGGTCGGCAAGGCCAGGAAGACGCCCACGGTCAAGGACCTGACCAGGGAGATCCGCTCGGACAGGGCGCGGGAGACCACGCTCAAGCACGAGGCCGCCACGGCGAAGACCTCAGCCTCCCGCAAGCACGACCTGGCCGAGGCTCACTCGCTGGGGCACAAGATCACGTCCCTCAAGCACGAGCGCGCGGCGAAGGAGAAGTCGTCCAAGTCCAGGACCGGGCTGGCGCTGGCTCCCGGCGACGTCTCGTGCTGCGCCGCGCAGGCTCTCGCGGCCTCGCTGCGGCTGGCGCTGGGCGCAGCCGTGCACGAGGAGGACGTGCTGGCGCTGTACTGGCGCACAGCGGGAGACCCGGACGAGGGCGCGACGGTCCTGGACACGCTCAGGGCCGCACGGGAGTACGGGCTAAGTGGCGTGAGGCCCGTCTTCGCCGAGCACGTCGGCCAGCGTGCCGAAGCCTGGCGCGTGGCCCCAGAGGATCATGCTCATCGTGGCGTCCTCGGCGGCCTCGCTGATGATCTCCCAGTACTGCCGCAGGGCGTCGGGGTCGGACAGGATCTGCTCGGGCGTCAGGCCGCGCAATTCAATGCGCTCCCAGATTTCGTTTCCGATGCGCTCACCGTCCACGGCCACAGCCTGATCCTACGCCTGGACCTGCCCGCAGGCCCGCATGCGGTCACCGTTGCCCCGGACGGCACCTGGTGGTCGTGGGGCGAGCCGTACACACCGGAGGACTTCGCGGGCGCGGTCATTGACCAGGCATGGGCGGTGACGTGGTGACTGTGTACGAATACGCCTATTGTTCGCGTGAGGATGCACAACGGGCAATCGACTTTAAAGACGGCATAACGACCGAAGTTCAGTATAAAACGGACAGGGCCATTCAGTCCATTACCCGCAACATCGAGGGCCACCTGCACCGGCTGTTCGTCCCGTGGGACGGCACCAAGTGGTGGGACTACCCGAACTACAGCTACGCGCAGCCCTGGGAATTGTTCCTCGACTGGAACGACGTCCTGTGCCTGACGAACTTCAGCTCCGGCGGGGTGAACATCCCGCTGAACACCTGCTTCCTTCGGCCGGCCAACAAGCGGCCCGCGTTCCCGTGGACGAAGATCGAGCTTGACCGCTCCACGTCCTCCACGTTCGGCGGGAACTCCCAGACCCCGCAGAACGCGATCGAGGTGCAGGCGACGTGGGGGTTCACCGGGGAAGCGGACCCGGTTGCGGACCTGGCGGCCGAGGTCACCTCCAGCACGACGCCCATCACGGTCACCAGCGGTGCCCTGATGGGCGTGGGCGACCTGCTGATCCTCGGCTACGCCCGCGGTACCCCGCCCTACCCGGACGACACCCTCGGCCACGCCGGCCTGATCGCCCCCTATGTCGGCGAGCGGGTGCTCGTGCAGGACCGCTCGGCGGCGGACACCGGCCTGCAGCAGTCCGGCGACGGGTGCACGCAGGCCTCCACGGCTGACGACCAGCTGGAGTGGACCGGCTCAGGCAACCCGCCGGCCACGGGCGAGGTGCTGCTGCTCGACAGCGAGCAGATGCTCGTGCAGATGGTCGTGAACGGCGTGGCCACGGTGGAGCGGGCGTGGAACGGCACGGTGCTGACCGCCCACTCGGGAGCCGAGATCTACGCCTACCGGTCGCTGACGGTGCAGCGGGGCGCGCAGGGCACGGCGGCGGCGTCCTGGCCGGAAGGAACCGCCGTCTACAAGCACCGGGTGCCGCAGCTCGTCAGAGATTTGGCGATCGGCGAGGCGGTCAACCGGATCCTGCAGGAGACCGCCGGCTACTCGCGGATGGTCGGCTCCGGTGACGCTGCCCGGCCGGCGTCCGGGATGGCGCTGGCGGACCTGTGGGAAGAGTGCCGCACCGAGTACGGCCGCAAGGCCAGATCGAGGGCCGTCTGATGGCCCGCTACCGCATCCTCATCGCCGACCCGCTGCTGGCCATGAAACCGCAGTGGCCGCGAGGCTGCTCGCTGGCGGAAATGCTGGAGCCCGGCGAGGCCGGCACGCACTGGTGGTCGTTCGAGGATCCCGGCGCGCCGGAAGACCTCGAGGGCCGCCAGGTGGAGCTCAAGCTGTGCCGCGGCGAGGACGGCTCCCCGCAGATCTCGCAGCGGCGGGTGATCGTCACGCACCTCGTTCCGCAGGACGAGAGCGGCGTGATGCCCTGCTGCGGCCTGTCCGCGTTCGAGGCGCCCCGGTTCGACAAGATCACCGAGGACAAGGAAGCGGTCACGTGCGGGGGTGCGCTGTGAGCCTCTCCGTGTCCAGCCAGGCAACCTTTGGCCTCGCCGATGGCGTCGTGATCGCGCTCGGCCTGGTGGTGTCCCTGGCCGGCCAGCGGCATGCGGTCGTGCACGCCGCACTCGGCGCCGGGCTGGCCGAACTGGTCGGCATGACCGCGGGGGCGTGGCTGTCGGACTCCGGCTCTGGCTTCCGGCCCGCGCTGGCCAACGGCGGGGCCGCGTTCGCGGCGTGCGTCATTCCCGCCATCCCGTATGCCGTGGGAGGTGGCGCGGGTGCGCTCGCGGTCTCCCTGGCCCTGGTCGCCGCCGTGGCGGCTGTCATCGCGTGGCTGCGGCCCGAGAAGGGCGTGCTCGCGCTCGTCCAGACGTATGGCGTCCTGCTGGCCGCTGCAGCACTGTGCTGGGGGGCGTCGCTGATATGAAGCGCGTCCTCGGGAGTCTCGCCATCCTCTCCGCCGGCGCGGCCCTCGGCCTGCTGTGCTTGTACTGGCCGCACGTCCGGAACGAGTACTTCGTACTCACCGGAGCACGCGATGAAGCGGGCGGGTATTACGGTCTGTGGTCCGGATTTGGCGGAGCGCTGCCGGACGTCCTGATCTTTTCGGCGATGGCTGGCTGGTACTGGCACAGGACGTGCCATGTCTCGGGGTGCTGGAGGGTTGGCCGCCACCACGTCGACGGCTCGCCATGGTGCAGCAGGCATCACATCGCGGCACGCCAGCAGCTGGCGGCCACCGGCAGCGCTCACGACCTCGGCGGCCAGTCATGAAGCGCGCCATGGCCTTCCTCGCCGCCGCCGCGGCCGTCATCGCGGGCGGTGCGTGGCTGTTCTCGGCCATCGAGCGCATCCCGTTCGGCGACGGCTTCTACTGGGCGGTCGAGACCGGGACCACGGTTGGGTACGGCGACGTCACGCCGCACAACGCCGCAGGCCGGGTCGTCGCCATCGTGGTCATGCTCCTGGCCATCCCGCTGTTCGGCGCGGTCTTCGCCATGCTCACCGCAGCCCACGTGCACAAGCGCGTGCACGCCAGCTTCGGCGGGCGCCTGGCGGAAGCAGAGAAGCGCATCGCCGATGAGGCAGACGGCCGCCACGTAGCCATGCAGCGGCACATGGAGCGGCTGTTCGCGGGCCACTGCGCGGACCTGAAGGAGCACATGTCGAAGGTGGCCGATGCGCAGGTAAGCGGAGGTGCCGGTAGCAACCCGGCTGAAAGTCGTTTGGCAGCAGACGAGCGCATGGCCGCGCCTCCCGCCACCTCTCCCGCCGTCGGCGTGACGCGGGTGTCGGTGCGCCGTAAGCCGCGCGAACCGGGCGGCATGTGATGGCCACGACGAAGGTCACCATCACGGGCCCCGTCTTTGATGGCCAGGCCGCCATCGCCGCCCGGGACTTCACCCGCGCCCTGTCCACGGAGATAGCCGAGATAGCCCGGGACTGGATCAAGCTCGACACGGCACGCATGGACAAGTCGGGCCGGGGCGGGACCGGCGCCGCGGCGAGCGGCGTGAAGCTCGCCGGCTCGGGCCAGAACTGGACGGTCTCCGGCGGCATCAATAAGGGCATCTCCGCCTGGCCGTGGCTGGAGGGCACGAGCAAGCGCAACCAGTCGACGCCCTTCAAGGGCTACCACACGTTCCGCCGTACCCGGGCCCGCATGCGCCGGCAGGTCACGCCCTACGCCCAGGCGGAGATGGCCAGGTTCATCGAGCAGATGGGCGGGGGCGGCGAGTGATGGCCACGATCCCCGGCACGCTGCTGCTGGCCGCCGTCCGCGAGGCCGGCGAGGTGCTGGCCGTCCGGGCCGGCGAGGACACGACCGAGCTTGAGCTGTTCGGCATGGGCGAGTTCGCCACGGTCATCCGTGACCAGATGGGCGTGCGGGTCGTGTTCATCAAGGGCCAGGAGTTCGCCCGGCTCAAGGCCGGTGATGCCGCGTGAGCTTCGACGTCGCCGCCGTCAACGCCCTGTTCTCGTCGCTGGAATCGCACGCGATGAGCCTCGGCATATTCCGCAGGGTTGACACCCACGAACCCGAAAACGCGCCGGGTGACGGGCTGTCCTGCTCCATCGTGCTCGGCCCTATCGCTGCCGGCGGCTCGTATTCGGGCCTCAGTTCCGTCAGCGGCACCATCACGTTCCTGGTGTGGGTCTGGAACCCGATGATGCAGAAGCCGCTGGATGGCGTGGACCCGGCCGTGCTGACCGCGGTGTCCACGCTGCTGGGCGAGTACAGCGGCAACTTCACCCTCGGCGGCACAGTCCGCGACATCGACCTGCTCTCGCTGCGCTCTGACCCGGTCTACGTAGAGCAAGAGGGAAAGCAATTTCGTGTGGAGCAGATAAGTCTCCCAATTGTAATAAATGACCTGTGGGTGATGTCGCCATGAGTGGCAAGCAGAGCGGAATTGGCGCACGCTTTCTCCTGGCCGGCTACGACCTTTCTGGAGATATTTCCGCACTGGATTCCATTGGCACCACCACTAACCTTCTCGACGTCACCGACATCACCCAGTCGGCTCACTCCCGCATCCCTGGCCTGCGCGACGGGACCATGTCCTTCACCAGCTTCTGGGATGTCGCGAACGCGACCCCGGTCCTGGACGCCCTGCCCACGGCCGACGTGCTGATGGAGTTCCTGGTGCCGCCGCTGTCGATCGGCAGCCCCGCTGCGTGCTTGCAGGCGAAGCAGGTCAACTACGACCCGACGCGCGCCGCCGATGGCGGCCTGACGGTGAAGACCGAGGGCCAGGGCGATGGCTACGGCCTGGAATGGGGCGTGCAGCTGACCGCGGGCCTGCGCACCGACACCGCGGACACGAACGGCGCCAGCCTTGACGGCGGCAGCGGCTTCAGCACCCCGTCGGTCCCGGCATCGGGGACGGCGGTCACCAACACGAGCCCGCTGCCCGCCTCGGTGGTCATCAGCGGCGGCACGGTCTCCAACGTCGTCGTCAACGGCGTCAGCGCCGGGACGGGCGACGGCACCTACACCGTCCCCGCGGGCCAGGCCATCACGCTGACGTACTCGGTGGCGCCGACGTGGGCCTGGACCCTGGTGAGCGCCTACGGGGCGCAGTGCTACCTCCAGGTGACCGCGTTCACCGGCACCAGCGTGACCGTGGAGGTTGAGGAAGCGCCGGACAACTCCACCTGGAGCGCGCTGGCCACCTTCACCGCGGTCACGGCCGCGCCGGCGTGGCAGCGGGTCGCGGTGACCGGCAACGTGGGCCGCTACCTGCGGGTCATCACCACCGGCACGTTCTCCTCCGCCACGTTCGCGGTGATGATCAACCGCAATCAGGCCGTCGCGAACTTCGCGGGCTGATGATGATGAGACCTCCTCTGCTGCGCCAGCGCCGGACCCGGGACTACGTGGTCAAGATGCCGCCCGACCGGTGGATCAAGGTCGCCTGCCAGCAGGCGGGCTGCGAGAACTGGCGCTACGGCTGGGACACGATCCTCGACGAGCGCACCCGCGAGGGGCGGGAACTGGCGGCGTGGATCCGCTCGGGAGCCTCCCGGCGCGACTACAGGGAGATGCGCAGCGGCGACGGGGACGTGACCGTGTTCCGGTTCGCGCCGCACCAGCGGTGCTTCACCGAGCACCGGACCCGGCCGGCCCGGTGGCTGGTGCGGGGAGTGCGCGAGCACACAGACATGTCCGGGTGGATCGACGACTTCGGCGAGCACATCGGGCGGCTGGAAGAACAACTGAAAAAGGGCTAGCGAGTCCGGCCGGGCGGTCGCCCGGCTGCGGATAGGCCCGGCGGTCGCCGGGTCCGAAAGGAGCTGAATTGTCCAAGACGTCCGGTTTGGGGGCAACTGTCGTAGTTGCCGATGCGACCCAGACCGCCCAGACCATCTCCGACGATGTGACCGAGTTCTCCCTCGCCACCCCGCGGGCGGTGCAGGACATCACGGGTGTCGACGTGTACGCCCACCAGCGGCTGCTCCTGCTCGCCGACGCCTCCGTCTCGCTGAAAGGCGTGTTCAACGCGGCGGCGAACGAGTCGAACGCGGTGTTCTCCACGGTCTCGTCTACCTCGGTGATCCGGGCGACGACCATCACGCCGACCGCGAGCGAGTACCCGTACCTGGCGTTCAACGCCTATTACGCCAGCTATGACGTGACTCGCGCCGCTACGGGTGAGCTTACGTGGGCTACCGAGGGAATGCTCGCCGACGGAGCAACGCCCACGTACACGAACGCAGCTTAAAGCCATAAATCCGAAAACTCTGGCAGACGATTGGTGACCGCATGAGCGGCGGATTCGAGCCGAAGCCCAAGCTGTATGAACTGGTCTGGGGCTCCGGCGGCTACGAGGGCCTGGAGGTCACCGCCAAGGGCGTGTCCACGGGCGCGTTCCTGGAGATCCAGGAGATGGCCGAGGGCATGGGCGACCAGCCCAAGGCCGCGGACGTCAAGCGGCTGCTCAAGCGGTTCGGCGGCCTGCTGACGGCGTGGAACATCACCGACCACGGCGAGCCGGTGCCCGCGGACTACGAGCACCTGGCCGAGCTTGACGTGGACCTGGCCATGGAGATCTTCGGCCGGTGGTCACAGGCGGTCGGCGGCGTGGACCCTACCTCGCCGGCCGGATCGGGCGGTGGCGGGACCTCGCCGGGGGCACCGCCACCGGGACTGGCGAGCGCGTCACAGAGCCTTTCGCCCTGACCGAAGGGAGGGTCTACCGGGCGCTGTGGATGGTGTTCGGGATCCCGGGCGACCGGGCGCAGGACGTGGGGTCCGAGTGGCTGCAAAGGCTGCAGGTGCTGGCAATGGCCGAGGAAGGAGGTGAGGAGTAGGTGGCCGGGGAAAACATAGTCAGAATCCTGGTTACCGCCGACAACGAGGCGTCGGAAGGGTTCGACGAGGCGTCAGCGTCGGCCGACGAGATGGCCGGGAAGGTCTCTGCGGCGGCCGATGAGTACACCGCGGCGATGCAGGAAGCCGCGGCAGCGCAGGCGGACCTGCTGGAGATGCAGGAAAGCGGCACCGCGTCAGCGGACGAGCTGGCGGCGGCGCAGGACCGGGTCACCGAGACGACGCTCGCCTCCATCGACGCCCAGGTGAAACTCGGCGAGGCCGAGCTCCAGCAGTCCGCGGCCGAGCGGGAGGCGGCGGAGTCCAGTGCGTCGGCGTCCGGGGAGATCTCCGAGGCCGCGTACGCGGCGGCCGAGGCGAACGCTGACCTGGCAGCGGCGCAGCAGCGGGTCACGGCGGCGTCGGCGGAGTACAAGGCGGCGGCCACCGAGGCGGCGGCGGCGGCAGGCAAGCTGGCGGAGACCGAGGCCGCGGCGGGGGCCGACTCGGCCGAGTACGCCGCCCAGCTTGACGTCGCGGCTGCGGCGACCCAGCGGGCGGCGGACGCCCAGACTGAGCTGAGCGCCGCGCAGAAGGACCAGGCCGGGGCGGCCCAGGCGGCGACGGCAGCCAACGTGGAGGCCGGCACCCAGGCCGATGAGGCGGGCGCGTCGGCGATCGGGTTCGGCTCGAAGATGAAGCTGGCCGCGCTCGGCATGGTTGCCGCGGCGGCGGTGAGCGTCAAGATGGCCGCGGACTGGCAGGAATCCCTCACGCAGCTGGTGACGGGCGCGGGTGAGCCGGTCAAGGCGATGGCGGCGATCCGGCAGGGCATCCTGTCGCTGAGCGTCGGCACGGACACCAGCGTCCAGGACCTGACCAGCGGCCTGTACATGATCTCCTCCGCCGGCTATCACGGCGCGGAGGGCCTGACCGTCCTGAAAGCCGCGGCCGAAGGCGCGAAGACCGGCAACGCCCAGCTGGCCGACGTGGCGAACGTCCTGACCAGCGCCATGAACGCCTACCACCTGCCCGCATCGGCCGCGGTCTCCGTGACCAACCAGCTCGTCGCCACGGTCGCCGCGGGCAAGATGCACATGCAGGATCTCGCCACGTCGCTGTCCTCGGTGCTGCCCGTCGCCGCGTCCGCGCACATCAGCTTTGCGCAGGTCGGCGGCGCGCTGGCGACGATGACGATGCAGGGCATGACCGCGCGGCGGGCCAGCATGAACCTGGCCAACATGATCCGGGCGCTGATCTCCCCCAGCGCGGACGCAAGCGCCGAGATGAAGAACCTCGGCCTGAACGCCAACCAGGTCGCGCAGAACGTCGGCCGGGAGGGCCTGACCGGCACCCTGTCCACCCTCACCCAGGCGATCCTGAGCAGTTCCAGGGGCAACTCGGCGCTCGCGGCGTCGTTCGCGGGGATGGCCCCGCAGACGAAGGCGTACGCGGAGCAGATCCTGGCCGGGAAGATGACCACCAGCCAGCTCACCACCGCGACCGACGGCCTGTCGGTGACGCAGGCCGGCCTGCTGACCGCGTTCAGCAAGACCGCTTCATCGGCGACCGGGGTCAAGACCACGTTCGACGGGGCCATGAAGACGATGGTCGGCGGGGCGACCGGGCTGAACGTGGCGCTGCTGCTCGGCGGCAAGAACATGAAGGCCTTCCAGGGCAACGTCAAGTCCGTCGCCGACGCGGCGAAGGACGGCGGGTCGAACGTCAGCGGCTGGGCCAAAATCCAGGGCGACTTCAACTTCAAGCTCGGCCAGGCCGGGAAAGCGCTCGAAGCCGTGGCCTACTCCCTCGGCGACGCCCTTCTGCCGGTGGCGACGAAGGTGATGAATGTGATCGCCGTGTTCGGCGAGTGGCTGGTGAAGAACAAACTGGCTGCCTACGCCCTGGCTGCGGTGATCATCGGCACGCTGGCAACGGTGATCGGCGGGAAGCTGGTCTCCAGCGTGATGGAGGCCAAGGAGGCGTTCTCGGCGCTGGCCGATTCGGAGATGCTGCAGGGCATCGCCTCCAAGGCTGCTGCGGCCGGCCAGTGGCTGCTGAACGCGGCCATGGACGCCAACCCGATCATGCTCATCGTGATCGCCATCGCCGCCGTCGTGGCCGCGATCGTGCTGCTGACGATGCACTGCAAGGCGTTCCGCGACTTCTGGAAGGACGCCTGGCACGACATCGAGAACTGGGCGGTCGACGCCGGGCATTTCATCGAGCACGTATTCGACGACCTCAAGCACGACCTCGCCGACGCCGTCGACGCCATCCGGGAGACCGTGGTCGACGGCTGGAAGGACATGTGGCGTGATGTGACCACGCTCACCGAGGATCTCTGGCACGACGTCGTGAACTTCTTCACCAGCCTCTGGCACGACCTGGTGTCCATCGCGGAGACGCTGTGGCACAACGAGGTCACCAACTGGGAGAACATCTACCACGACGTCCTGACCTGGGTGCAGCGGCTGTTCCACGATGTCGTGTCCTGGTTCGGGAAGCTGCCCGGCCGGATCCTCGCCGCCATCGCCGACCTTCCCGGGATGCTCCTGCACGCCGGCGAGCACGCCATTGACTCGCTGATCGACGGGCTGGGCTCCGGCATCGGCAAGATCGGCTCGGTCATGGGCGGGATCGCGTCGAAGATCGCCGGGTTCATCGGCCTGTCCCCAGCCCGCGAGGGACCGCTGAGCGGGGGCGGCTCGATGTATGTCCGGGGCCTGCACATCCCCCAGGACGTGGCCATGGGCATCAGCGCGGGGCTGCCAGGGCTCGCCTCGGCGGCGAACCGGATGGCGGGGACGGTGGGGCTCGGGCCGGGCGGGACCCGCATCGGGGCCGCAGGCGGCGGCGCGCTGACGCTGGAAGTCACTGGCGGCGGCTCAGGACTCGATGAGCTTTTCATCACCTGGCTGAAGGAGAAGGTCCGCGTCAAGGGCGGCGGAGGGCAGTTCTCGGTTCAGAAGGCTCTGGGCAGTACGTGGCCGAGGGGTGCGTGATGGCGACCCTCGTTCCGCTGATCCTGGATCTCTACGACGGGGCCATCAACCCCGTCATCTCGGGCACGGCGTCTCTCACCCCGAGCGTCCAGCTGACCGACCCCGGCACGGGGATCGTGGTCACCTCCGGGCCATCGGTCACGTTCCGGCCGTCGAACCCGACGCCGCTGACGTGGATCCTGCCGACCGATGTGTCCGGGTGGGCGCCGAGCGGCTGGGGATGGAACATCGCCTTCTCGTCGAGCTTCCCCGGCAGTCCGGCCGGCTACAGCTTCAAGATCACGAGCAGCGGGGCTCTGTTCTCGTTCACGGCGACCAGTGCCAGCCCTGCCGTGTTCACCGCCTCGGGCTCAAGCCTCACCAACGGGACCGTGGTGGCGCTTGCTCCTGGGTCCTCGCTGCCGGGAGGGTTCCGGTCCAACACCACGTACTACGTGGTGGATGCGAGCGGGGACACGTTCTCCCTCGCTGCGACCTCGGGCGGCAGCGCGCTGGCGAGCACGAGCGCGGGCTCGGGGACTGTGGGAGTGGTCCAGTACCTGTCGTCCCTGTCGCCGGAGTCCAGCGTGACCACCACCGTGGCCTATGCGCAGGTGAACGCGGGAGACCTGGACGGCGCGGGGGGAAGCTCGGCAAGCCCGAAAGTGTCGGGCATCCAGGGTGTGCCGGTCTCATCAACGGCACCCGTGGCAGGGGAAGTGCTCGGCTACAGCGGCTCGGAGTGGATGCCGGACACCCTGGCCGGGCTCGGCGCGGTCCTGGCCGGGGCGACCATCTACGTCGCGCAGCCCACCGGGGCCACCGCCACGGACACGCCCAATGTTGAGGCCGCGATCACAAGCCTCGCCAGCGCCCTGTCCTACGGGCCGTGCACGCTCATGTTCGCCGACGGCACCTACCAGATCGACAGCAACAGCGCGGTCATCCGGTCGCTGAGCAACTTCACGGTCAGGGGCACCGGCAGAACCGCCATCACCCAGGCACCCAGCAGGAGTGACCTGCCGGGCAACGTGACCGGCGACCTCGCAATCATCGCGGACTGCACCGATTTCTGCGTCACAGGCATCACCTTCGACGGTCTGCGGGACACAGTCGCGCCGATCACGCCGCTCACGGCGACGGCGGACTCCGGGCAGCCTTCGGTC